TTTACCGGAATCATCATCTTCTCAAGATGACGTCGTTGCGTCTTATACTGATTTTTACAAAAATCCTATTTTTAAGTTAGGAATGTTTAAGAAATTAGTGTTTAATCACGGAGATTTTAACAATAAAATGTTACTTACATTATTAAATACCGCTTCTGGTGGTGATAATAAGGAATCAAAGAAAATCAAAGAATTTAGTGAGGTGATGGTATACAATAGAGCATACTCTCAATTAGAAGATATTAATTTAGAAGAAGAACAAAACCACATTAAACAAGCTTCAGATGAGGAACTTTTAACTGCGTGTAAGTTAGCTATTAAGTTTTTTGAAAACCGAGAAGAATATGAAAAATGTGCTAAAATCAAAAATCTAGAAGATTTAGTAACTTCTTTTATAAAATAGCTTGGCTCCCCAGATAACTTATCGTATCTTAATGTTACAGGGAAACAAGAAATGGGGAAATGGGGAATAAATAGGGATATAAGGGTATATAGGTGCCTCACCCCACCCAATAATTTAATTAATTAGTTATTATGAGACAGAGAGATATTATTGTTAATAAGTTAGAAATATTAGAAGCTAGGTTAAAATCCTTAGAATTTATGGTTAGGAGAGGTTCTCCAATCCCCGAATTTTTAAAAACTATAGAGAACTCTACGGAAATTCTAAGTGATGTTAAAGCTATGATTGAAAGAGAAGAACATTCATCTTCGGAAATTAATCGGAAATAAAAATAAAAAAAGTTATGAAGTTAACAGCAGACCAAATTCAAATGAATTGGGTTGAATTTATGGGTAATATTGATACTTATATTTCTTCCCCACGTAAAGAACAATTAAAAGCATTTTATGAGAAATTTGAAGATCGTATTTCACTCATGCCTGCTTCACATAAAAAAGAATATCACTCTGCCTTTCCTGGAGGGTATGTTGATCATGTTAATAGAGTAGTTAAGGCTGCTTTATCCATGTCTGGAGTTTGGAAAGATTTTGGTGCTGATATGACTACATTTACTACCGAAGAATTAGTATTTTCAGCCATCAATCACGATTTAGGCAAAATGGGTGACCAAGAACATGAATCTTATATCCCCCAGACTGATAAATGGAGAAGGGAGAAATTAGGTGAAGAATATATGCATAATAAAGCTATTGCATTTTCATCCATCCCAGATAGAGGATTATTCTTACTTCAGGAACATGATATTAAATATACCTTCAATGAAATGTTAGCAATCCAGACTCATGATGGTTTATATGATTTAGCAAATGAAAAATATCTAAAATCATTTATGCCAGAAACAAAACCTAGAACTTCACTACCATTTATACTACATCAGGCCGATATGATGGCAGCAAGAGTTGAATTTGAAATTGAATGGTTACCTAAATTTAAGAATAACGTGGATACTAGCAAAAGTAATTTTACATTGGGGGATAATAATAAAAAGCAACATACTACCTCTACAAGAAATAAAGCCTTGGGTGAAATTAAAAGTGAGGGGTTAAAAAATATATTTGATAAGTTATGATATTAGAAATAACCATTACAATTTTATCGATTTTGGTCGTAGTCTTAGGATATACGACCTTTAATCTACTCCGCAAAAACGAAAAACAAGAAGACATTTTAGTTTCTTATATGGGGTATCTTTCTAAAATAGATGTTGCCATCAAGGAATCAGATAAAAAACTTAAAGAAATAGATGAGAAAGATTCATTTAAATCCGATGATGAAATTGGGTGGTTTTTTATTGAAATTAAGAAAATCCAAATGATTTTAAATGAATTTACTATAAAAGAACTTTGATAGACACCGTGACCAAAAAAAGAAAAGCAAAATCGAAAAACTATTTCACTTCAGAAACAGATGAGGCTATTATCCTGTATAATAATACAGAGGATACTAAGGTTAAAAGCAAAATATACGAGCAATTTATCCATTATCCTTTCTTTAAACTTACAGAAAATATAATTCATACTTTTAAGTTTTATTATACTGAAGTAGATGAAATAGAACATTTACAACATGAGGTAATTACATTTTTATTATCAAAAATCCATTTATTCGACCCTTCTAAAGGAGCTAAAGCATATTCTTATTTTGGTACCATTGCAAAACGTTATTTAATAATTTCAAACCAAAAGAATTATAAGAAAAGAGTAGATAAATCTCCATTAGAATCTTTATATGATGATGAGAATCATTCTTATAATATAGATGATAAGGAAGATAAAAATTTATTATCTAATTTTATAGACCAATACGTAGAGTATGTTACTACTAATATTTATGATTTATTCCCAAAAGAAAATGATGCTAAAGTGGCTGATGCTATATTAGAATTATTCCGCAAAAGAAAAGACATAGATATTTTTAATAAAAAAGCACTATATATCTACATCAGAGAAATGGTAGATGTAAAAACCCCAAAGATAACAAAAATAGCTAACCAATTATATGATATATTTAAAACTAGTTATGTTTTCTATATAGAATACGGTTACATTAAGTTTTTCTAATTTATATATTTATAAATAAAATATATGAGTAAGCTAGATTCAGTAGTCTTTGGTAAAAAGAAATTTTCTGATTTATTAGAAGAAATTTACAAAAACCAATTAAAAAGAGAAGAACAAGTTTCAGCTCTAATTTCAGAATTAAAACCTTTAATTCAAGAAATAGGTGATGCCACTCTTATTGTTCCTTTAATTAAGGAATATATGGAAATCGGGGTAAAAAATGATGAACAGTTAATTAAAATGGCTACTATTGTTCAAAGAGCAATCCAAAATCAAAAAGATGATGGCAGTTTTGGTATTTCTGATGAAGAAAAATCCCAATTGTTAGATGAAATAGATAAGCTCAATAATAATAAAAAATAATGTCCTCTAAATTTGGATTTTCAGGTTTAAATTCTAATTTAAATCGTAATAGAGATAATAATTTTAGTACTTTACAAGCTTTATTTAATCAAATTAAAGCGGTTAGAGTAAAGAATATTGTCTTGGATGAAACTAACTCTAAATGGAAATCTTATGGTGAGTGGAATGGTTTAGGTACTATAGAATTTATAGATATTAAAGTTCCTAAATCTATTGATAGTAATACGTTTGATGGTGTAGCGCAACCATTATTCCCTTATCTAAAAAATTATCCTTTAATTAATGAGATAGTTTATGTTGTTTTATTACCATCCTCAGACTTGGGAGAAAAGGTAACAGCTACTCAACTATACTATATGACCCCCATTAGTTTGTGGAATTCACCTCACCACAATGCTTCTCCTTTTATAGTTGATGCTCTACCACCAAACCAACAAAGGGATTATGAGCAAACTGAAGGAGGATCAGTTAGAAGATCTACAGATCAATCTACAGAAATTACTTTAGGGGAATATTTTCAAGAAAAATTAAACATCCATCCGTTATTACCATTTGAGGGAGATATTATATATGAAGGTAGATGGGGCAACTCAATTCGTTTTGGTAGTACCGTAAAAGAAAAAGAAAATACATGGTCTTCTAGTGGTGAAAATGGAGATCCTATCACTATATTCAGAAATGGTCAAGATCCTAACAGCTCAGATGAAGGTTGGGTTCCTGTAAAAGAAGATATAAATAAAGATTTATCTTCTATCTATTTAACTTCTACTCAAACCCTCCCTTTAACTCCCTCTGTAACAAATTATAATAGTTATAATTCCCCCCCTGAAAAAATAGATCAATTTTCGGGTAAACAGATTATGCTCAATTCAGGTAGATTAGTATTAAATGCTAACTCTAACCATTTATTACTAAGTGCCGAAAAATCAATAAACTTAAATACCCCCGGTTCAGTTAATATTGATTCTAAAAATGACACAATAATCAAAGTAGGAACCAATAGTAAAATATTATTGGGTGATAAAGGGGCAGATGAATCTGTTATTTTGGGAGACAAATTTTTAACTGATTTACAGGTATTTTTACAAGAGATGGTTAAATTAAGCTCAGCATTAGTGGCATCAGGTATTCCTGTACCTTTTACCCCAAATGCAGCTGCAGCATCAACGGCTCCTACAATGGCTACAGCTGCTCAGAACATAGTTAATAAAATTGAAAATTATAAATCTAAAGTAAGTAAAACTATATAATGCCTACAATCGATACTAAATTAAAAACTGCTTTAATAAATGTAGCTATTAAACTATTATCAGCTCAAGCCACTAAATTTCAATCTATGTTATTGAAAATGAAGGATGATTATTTAGTTAAGTTGCAAGAAGAAGGTATAAAACAAATTACCGAAAAAGGCCCAACAATAGTTTGCCCAATCATTATCCCCGAAATAGAAAAAATATTACCTAAACTTAATACTCTTAGAGGTATAGTTTCTAATATGGATAAATTATCGGGAACCATCAATGATATAACCACTAAGATTGACAAACCCATACAGGTAGTTAATACTGTTGTTCCACTTTTAGAATTATCGGTTACAGCAATCCCAGTTCCTGCACCTCCTGGAGTACTTCTTGGAGTAAGTAAAGCTTTAGATATTTTAGGAAAACTTTTAGATGGGTTAGAAACTGGAGTAAATTCTCTTTCAACAACCTCAGATATTATAGTTAAATATGTTATAATTTTAGATAATTTACTACAAACTATACAAACTACTCTTGAACAGATAATAAATTTGTGTGCTAGTAATTTTAATGATACCCAAGAAGCAGAACTTATAAATAATATACGAGATGCTCTTTTATTTGATCCTGAAAATG